ACCCCAATGGAAATTCAAGCAGCCAGCGCCGAAGTAGTAATTCCTACTCAGCCAATTTTCGCTACTGTCAAAAGAGAATTCGCTATGCCTTCGGCAGCCGAAATGCTTGCCGCTATGCACATTGGCGGCGACACTTGGCATAACGTGAACGACGCTTTCAAGCAGGCTCAGCGCCGCCAGTCAACAGCCCTTCAAGCAGCCGCTGGCGACATCTTAAGTTCTGACACCCCGGGCCTCTTAAATCAAAATGTGCTCGGCAGCCTGTTTCAAGACCTTAATTTCGTCCGTCCTGTCGTTAGTGCCTTTGGCGCTCGAGCCATGCCGGGTACGCCTAGCAAGACTTTCATTCGCCCTACGATCACGACCCACACTTCGGCCGCTGAACAGACAACCGAACTGACTGCAGCTTCGGCGACAACTATGGTGATCGCTTCTAATGTGGTTACTAAAAAGACTGTCGCTGGCCAAGTAACTTTGTCGGTTCAAGACATTGACTTCACTGACCCTGCCGCTTTGCAGTTAGTTCTTAATGACCTTGCTGGCGAAGTCTTAATCAAGACCGACGATATTGCGGCTGACGCTTTAGTCGCTGGCAAAACTGCTTCAGGTTCTACTTGGACTGTTACCGCTAACGACCCAAGCTCTTTGATCAGCTCCTTGTATGACGCTGCTCGAGAGATCACCGAAGACAGCAACTACTTCCCTACTCACCTTTGTGTCAGTCCTGATGTATGGGAAAAGTTGGGAAGCCAGCTTGACGGTTCAAAGCGTCCGATCTTGGGTTACACCACAAACGGCGTACTTGGACAAAACAGCATTGGTCGCGTAGGCGGCCTTGGCTATAACCAAATGGACGTTATGGGCTTGACTCTCGTAGTTGACAACAACTTTGCCAGCGGAACCATGCTTGTCGTTTACGCTCCGGGCTTTGAAATCTACGAATCAGGCCCATCTTTGATGACCTTTGACGACGCTTCTAAGCTCGGCAAGACCTTCTCGCTTCACCAGTACTTCGCAACGTTCGTAGCTAAGTCAAGCTTCATTCAGGGAATCGTAATCGCTTAGTCGAAAGGCGGCCTGCTGGCTATGGCCACCTATCAAATCATATTTGCTCAACTGCTAGACAACTATGCAGTAGTTCAAACCCTGACTAACCCTGAAATACAGGCAGGCGAAAGCATTGTCGTCGCTAGTGTCTCAGCAACTTTTAACGGCACAAAAACCGTTTACGCTATGCCACAGTACGAATTTCTTGGCGTAGACAGCGACGGCGACCTGCTTTACAACACCAGCGTACCTATACCTAATCAGGTGCTTTACTATGTCGCTGGCACAGATACAGATCGTTACGCAGTCATACCTCAGGGGACGCTCACCCATACGCAAACCTGCACATGGACAAACGGCACCCAACTAGGTACCTACCTTGGCATAGACCTTGCAGGCGTAGACGAAACTGCTTTCTTAACTGAATGCGCTAATGCGGCAAACAATTTTATATTTCTTCGCAGACAGGAAAGCGGATATACGGACTCTTTAACTACTTCGCCCGGAACACAAGTAACCTTAGCAACCAAAATGTATGGTGCTGCAATGTACCGCCAAAGAGGCTCTGTAGACCAATTCGCTAGCTTCTCAGAAATGGGCCAAGTACCTACGACAGGACTCAGCCCGATCATTAAGCAGCTTGCAGGAATCCCTAGGCCAGCTGTCGCATGACCGTATATACAGACCTGTTCAATGAGGCAATAGACGATCTCATTACGACCTTGGCGACGATTACTAACCTTCGAGTCACGACAGACCCACAGAAAATAAACCCGCCTTGTGTCTTCTTAGACGCCCCAACTTTTGACAGCTGGTCTTCGGCAATAGTCAAAATGACGTTTGCTGTCAAAGTGATCTCTCTCGGACCGGGCAACCTTGACGCCATGCGAAACATACTCAGTATTACCGCTTTAATGCTCGCTAAGAAAGTCGCTGTTACAGCTGGACGCCCGGGCTTTATCACTATCGGCGGCCAAGACTTCCCCTGCTACGATCTAGACATATCCCTACAAGCACAAGCGAGCGCATAATGATCAAGATTGTTTCACCAAGAGTAGGCGTACCGGGCGAAGTGTTTGTGCCTGAAGAGGGCGTCAACATTGAAGCCTTGATCGCTGGCGGTTTTGTGGTGGACACAAGCGCCAAGAAATCTGCTAAAACTACTACCGACGAACCGAAGGACTGAACCTCATGGCAACTAGCACTTATCTCTCTAATCCTGCTCTCACGATTAACGCTGTGAATCTAAGCGATCAATGTACGAGCGCAGTTATCACTCAGGTAAATACCGCTCAAAACGCTTCTACCTTCGGCAGCACGGACTCGTTCTATGTCTCAGGGACAACCAATAACACCTTTGAATGTGAACTGTTTATGAGCTATGCGGTTTCAGAAACGTATGCAACTTTGGCGGCCCTTGTCGGCACACAGACAACGATCACGATCTCGCCTACCGCTGCAGGTCTAGCAACGCCTTCGGCTACAGCCCCTAAGTTCACTTTGACTAACTGCTACCTAGAGTCTTTGCCTTTGATTAACGCAACCCTTGGCGAGCTGTCGTCTATTTCGCTCAGTTTTCAGGGCGGCACGTTGACTACTGCAGTCTCATAAACCTAACCCCTACAAGAAGGACCCGACATGAAACTTACCCTTAGAGTTGATCAGGGCGACGGCCCGCTAGAAGTGTCTACAAACCTGTTTACGATCGTCGCTTGGGAACGAAAGTTTAAAACCAAAGCCAGCAAGATCGCTGACGGTATCGGCATGGAAGATTTAGCTTTTATGGCTCATCAGGCGCTGCAACAAAATAACGTCATAGTGCCTGTGGTTTTGGACGACTTTATTAAGAAGCTTGTTTTGCTTGAGGTTATAGACAACGAGCCTGATAGCCCTTTCGTAGAGGCCACTACAGCTACGCCTTAGCCGTCCTGCTAGTGGAAACTGGCTACTGGCCGCCAAACATACCTTTTGAACATAACGACCTTGCTACAGTCTTTAAAGTAATGAATGACCAGAGGAAGTAGTAGGCATGTCGGGCGTCCAATTTAAAGCCGAAGTGATCGGTATTCGAGATACCGTCCAGCTGCTTAAAAAGACTGAGCCTGAGATCTTTAAAGAGTTTCGGTCTAAAGCCAAATTTGCTGTTGACCCGATAGTGAAGGACGCTCAGGCCCGACTCACTCAGGCTTCTAGTCGCAACGGTAAAAACGCTCCGCTGTCAGGTTTGGTTCGCCCTTGGGGAAAGAAGAAGGGCCGTGTAGTACCGGGCTGGTCACAACGGGAAGCGATTAAGGGCGTCAAGGTGCAAGTACGCCCTAGCAAGACAGCCTTTTTGACTGTCACTCAACGTCAGATAGCCCCTGCCGTTTTTGATATTGCAGGACGAAAAAACCCTAACGTGCTGTCACGACAGTTAGACCTTTTTGCTCGAGCGTCCCGAACTATGTGGCCAGCTGCCGAAAGTAAAGAAGATGAAGTCACAAAGAATCTTGCCGAACTGGTTGATTATGTGAACGAGAAAACAAATAAGAAACTAAGGTTCTAGGCATGGCTGGCATAACTATCCCTTTGATTACCGAGTTTAAAGACGTCGGTATTAAGCAAGCCTTGAAAGAGTTTAAGAAACTTGAGACAGCCGGGCAGAAAGCACAGTTTGTTATCAAGAAGGCGGCTGTTCCTGCCGCTGCTGCTTTGGCTGGCGTCGCTGCCGTTATCGGTTCCGCTGTTCAGGCCGCCATTGAAGATCAGGCTGCACAAGCTTCGCTAGCCCGTCAGATCAAAGCCAGCACTAAAGCCACAGACAAGCAGATTGCAAGCGTTGAGGATTATATAAAGAGCTTAGGTCAGTCTGTCGCAGTGTCTGACGACGAAGCTAGACCAGCGTTGCAGTCTCTCATCGTTGCCACTAAAGACATCACAAAAGCGCAAGACCTTCTTAACCTTGCCGTAGATATTTCGGCGGCGAGCGGTAAAGACTTGGCTACCGTTTCTGAAGCTTTGGCTCGAGGCTATGCAGGGAACATGAGAGGTTTACAGGCCCTGTCACCTGAGATCAAAGCAATGGTTAAGGACGGCGCAAGCCTTGAAGAAGTCCTAGCGACCCTGCAAACTAACTTTGGTGGCGCTGGTGAAGCGGCCGCTAACACCGCAGCTGGCGGAATGAAAAAACTTGGTATTGCTTTCAACGAAACCAAAGAATCTATCGGCATGGCATTCCTGCCTATTATGCAAAAGCTGTTACCTGTCGTCCAAAAGTTCAGCGCATGGGCCGAAAAGAACCCGGAACTGCTAGCCGTAGTGATCGGCGCTATGGGCGTTTTGGCTGTCTCAATTCTTGCTGTCAATGCGGCCATGATGTTAAACCCTGCTATTGCTATCACCGCTGGCATTATTGCTTTAGGCGTCGCTGTCGTTGCGGCATACAAGAAATTTGAAGGCTTCCGCAATGTAGTTAAGACTGTTGTAAACGGCATCATGTCTTATGTGGAATTTATGGTTAATGGCTGGATTAAAGCTGTCAATATCATTATTAAAGCGATGAATTTAATACCGGGCGTAGACATTAAAGAGATCGGCGGCGTCAGTTTTGGGCGTATGGGTGGCGAGCCGGGCGTTGCGCCTCCCATACATGATTCAGGCCCCGGCATGACACAAGCACCAGCCCTGTCTAGCAATGATCGAGGCATGGGCGGGCAAGCGGGCGCAATGTCTGCTATCACAATTAACGTGCAAGGCGCAGACCCTAACGCTGTCGTACAAGCGCTGCAAAGGTACGTCAGGACTTCAGGCCCCGTGCCGGTAAACATTAGGGCAATGTAATGCCAAAATTGACATGGAAAGTAACTAACCATACGCAAGCCGATTTAGATATAACGCAATATGTGAGGTCTTTAAATTTTACTTTAGGCCGTCCGTCGCCAGTCTCGCCGTATTCGGGAAACAGCGCCAGCGTCACAATGTCGTCTTATGGTGGTCTTGAAACGTATGTTGCTGTAAATGACAAAATCTATTTGTATGCGCAGGCAACAGGCGGTTCGTACCAACTAAAATTTGTGGGCCGTGTTGCTTCTCGTAATTACAACGACGAACCAGGAACAGGCATAAACAGCACTATGACTGTGCTATTAAACGACGGTTTGCTTCAGGCTGGCATGGCTAATTTTAATGCACAAAGCCTGACAAGCGTTAACGATCAAATACAAGAAATAGATTCTGTGTTACCGCAAATAAGTATTAGCGGTTCTAACACAGACATAAACATTTCAACTGGCACTTTTAGCGTTAATGCAAATCAGCGCATAAACGAAATTGTTGCTGGCGACCGTGGCGTATTTGCTTTAGTTAGCGGAGGATATGTGTATGTAGCGCCAAGCAATTTTGATACTAACGTTGAATCAACTTTAACTATTGGACGGACTACTTCAGCGTCACAAATTGCTTACCAAGACCTTGTCCGTGTCGAAGCGGCTAGTAACAGTCTTTTCTATACGCAGGCAACAATTACAGGTTCAGCAGCTACAGAGACAAGCAATGCCGAAAACATAGCAACTTACGGAACCCGAACTTTTACGGCGACAACGGCACAAAGTCAACTTGTAGGCCAATCGGCGCAATGGTACGCAAACGCTTTTAGCGACCCTAACGTTGAATCTTTATATGTCACTTTTACTGATGTAGCCCAAAATCAGACAGCGTTAAATCTTTGGAACGTAAACTTTGAATTTTTGCAGGTTAGTTATACGCCACCCGGCGGAGTATCAACAACTGGCTATTACTGGCCTGAACAAATTACTTTTAACGCCACAACTAGCCAAACTACGGTTGACATGCTTCTGTCACCGCAGACGTATTATGCCAACTTTATTTTAGATGACGCCGTTTTTGGTGTCTTGGACACAGATCGCCTAGGCGTCTAGTAAGGTACAAATCATGGCTGTAACACCCAACACCACGTTCAGTTCCGGCGCTATTTTGACGGCTGCACAAATGAACCGTTTTGGTCGTGGCATTATGGCTACGCCTGCTACCTCGACTACTACAGACAGCACCATAACAACAACCGAAGAAGTCATGTTGACTTACACGTTTAACGCTGTTAGCGGTCGAATGTACGAAGTTACCTATGTAGAACCATCTTTATTAGGCACAACAGCAACAACGCTAAACGCAAGAATTAGAGAAGATAACGTTACTGGGGCAACTATTAACCAAATACGCATGCCGATTTCTACGACACTTCAGGGAAACATTTGTTTAACTTTTGTGTTTACCGCCGCCTCTACCGCTTCTAAAACGATTGTTGCAACTTTGCTGGCAGGCGCTAACACCGTGACCGCCACAAGGTCATCTGTTTTGACAGCTGCACTTTGGGCCGTTGACATTGGGGCGTCGTGAAAGCCCTTATTGCTGCAGGACTATTAGCCGTGGCCCTAATGTTTGTGGTGACCAGCTGTGGCGACAGAACCCGTGAAACTTGCCAAGATCAACCAACAGCGTCGAGGTGCAACCCATGAAAAAATACAGCAACAGCGAAATTAAAGCCCGCCTAATTCTTATCGTAGGTATCGCTTTAGCGTTAGCGTTCCTAGGGTCAACAGGCGCCCTACTGTACGGCCTGCTGTTTGTTGTACAGCCATTAGACGTCAGCCCTAATGACGAATCTGCTTGGGCTTTACTGTCCCCAATGATGTTGTTTCTTACGGGCGCCCTATCTGGAATCCTTGCCAGCAACGGCCTTAAAGACAAAGGGCAAGGCGATGACCAGTAGGCCCTATACCGGGACAAAAGACGCTGTGCACGAAAAGCCCCGTGAAGGCACTAAAGCGTTTGTCGAATACTGCAAATTCCTGTTTGGCGTCAAGTCTCTAGGAATTTTTGCTAACCGCAATGTCAACGGGTCAGGTATGCATAATCCGCCTAAGTCTGTGCATGCCACATGGCGAGCTTTTGACCTGTCTTGTGACGCTAAAACCCGCTACAAGCTCATTGACTTTCTATACACCCATAGAGACATTTTAGGCGTCGAGGAAATACACGATTACAGCAACACTTATAAGCCGTCAAAGTTTGGTTGGGGCGCTGGTTACCGCTGTGATCGTGACGCTTGGAAGGTCTACGAAAAAAACACTATTGGCAGCAAAAACGGGCAATGGGTCCACGTGGAAATCTCGCCTCTTTTGGCTGATCACCCCGATGTCGTCGCCCATGCTTTCGAGACGATCTTGAAGGGTCCTTGACTTAGCGCCTACGCTTCGGTAAACATATCCCGACCTTAATCCCGACTAAAGGACACAGAAATGAACCCTTACAGATTCCTATTGGCTTTGGCTTTGACCTTCACAGGGTTAGTGGTGGCGTATGGCGGCGGTAACCCTCCTACCGACGCCGCCCCGCTAGCCGATCTCCCCTACAACACTGTTGACATACTCACCCCTGAGCAACAGAAAGCCCGCATTGAGGCTTTAAACGCCGTTACAGAGCCTCCGCTACCCGAAACGACTAATGCACCTGTGGACGCTTTTGCCTCGTACAAATGTGGCGTATGGTTCCCGCTTGCAATAGAGCAAGGCTGGCCCGATAACCCGATAGTGCTTAAGACGCTTGATCGGATTATGTGGCGAGAGTCCCGCTGTCAACCAGCTGCCGATTCAGGACCCGATCACGGCCTCATGCAGATCAACCAAATACACAGCGACTACATAGAACAGCTCGGCTGGACTCATGAAGGCATGAAAGACCCTACGGCTAATCTTCGGTTTGCTTATCTGCTTTGGTCGGGCCGTGAGGAAGAAGGTCAATGCGGCTGGACACCTTGGCGTATCGAATGCTAGGAGATCGCCCCGACTGGCAAGAGCAAGCCGCCTGCCACGACACCCCGACAGTGCTTTTCTTCCCAACTAACCCGAGAGACAGCAAAAAGAACTTGGAGATCATTACGCCTATCTGTGAAGCATGCCCGGTATACAGCAACTGTTACGCCTACGCTATGTCGTTTGGCGAGAAGCAGTTAACGGGAATTTGGGCTGGCACGACAGAGCGCCGAAGGCAAGAACTCAAGAGGCAGTGGCAATACGCATTAGCCTTCTGATATGTTCCGATTACCCGACAACCCGAAAGGACCCGACAATGAATGAACAGTTAAACGAAATGACGAAAGCGATCACCAAAGCCGAGATCGCTATGAAGGCGGCCGCATGGCAGTTAGAGTCTCAACGCTCCGACATTGACCAGTTACGCAAATGCCTATTTGAGTTGGCGTACACAGCCGAAGAGCATGGCATAAACCTTGTCAACCTGACTAAGAACAGCCAAGACACTATTGTTGCTATGAGACTTGGCGGCTTCAAATGAACCTTGGCGACTATGTAGACGTACCTACAAGGTTTCGGCTGGCGCTTGACAAATGGCCTGACCTACGGGTAGTAGAGACGCCAGCCGAAGTAGTCACGATAGGAGACAGGACCTTCATATCGGTCACTATGACTGTCTATCGTGACCCGTCTGACCCGTTGCCTTGCATTGCGACCTGTTGGGAAAATTTCCCCGGGTTGACGCCGTACACAAAAAATTCAGAGGCAATGAATTGCAGCACAAGCGCTTTAGGTAGGGCCTTAGGGTTAATGATTCCGTTTGGCAAAATGGCGTCTTTTGAAGAAGTACAAAACCGTCAGAACGATACGCCAGCAGCTGCACCTCGAGCGCCCCGGGTAGATACACAGAAACGCTTTGACGGTCAACGGGCGACACAAGTAGACCCTGCAATAGAAAAGCCTTGGCCAGTCAGTAAGACACAGCTGCAGAACTTGGCGGCTATCGGATATACAGGTGCTGTGCCTGCAACATGGAACGAAGCCAAAGCGATCATTGAGCGAATGGGGAAGAAGTAATGCAACTGTTTGACATGGACAACTACGCAAAATTAAAGCATTACAACACAATTATTGTGACGCCCGAGTTTGTAGCCCGCTTTGAGTCAAAGGTAGTCCGTGACGATTGTATGCCTAACGGCTGCCACATATGGACTGGTCTTTTAAATTACAAAAATTATGGTTGGGTTACAAATAACAAAAAACAAGTTAAAGCTCATCGGGCTAGTTACGTTATTTACAACGGCGAAATACCACATGGCATGTTGGTTTGTCATCGTTGTGATAATCCTCAATGTGTTAACCCTGCTCATTTATTCTTAGGTACCGCTTCAGATAATGAACAAGACAAAATGAGTAAAGGCAGACATCACCAACTAATAAAAACTCATTGCCCTTACGGTCATGAGTATGCTGGCGACAATTTGTATATTGACAAAGACGGTCATCGGAATTGTCGGGCCTGTTTTAAATTGTCCTATAAACGTTACAAAGCAAAAAAGCAGTCATTGTCGTGAAGGAGTCTTACTTTCAGTCACAGGTCATCATGCTCGCTAAATTGCATGGCTGGCTGGTGATGCACACTCGAGCGGTAGAGATTCGCCCGGGCGTATGGAAAACACCGCTTCAAGGTCATGCAGGCTTCCCCGATCTAGTCCTAGTCCACCCTGACAGGGGCTTAATCTTCGCCGAGCTTAAAAGCGACAAAGGGAAACTATCCGCCATGCAGATCGTATGGTCTGAAGCGTTGACCATCGCAGGGCAAGAAGTGTATCTGTGGCGGCCTAAAGACATTCAAGACATATCAACCCGACTAGCAAGGAAACCAACATGAAAACTGTCGTACCAGCTAACCCGATCAAGGTCTATCAACGCTTTGGCGACATCAGCGACGGCGACTACACGGCCAGCAACATCGCTTTCATACTTGTGGATAATAAAGCAGGTTTCTATGACTACTATTTCGTAACTATCAGCGGAACTTCAATACCAGCCCGAGACATAGCCTTCGCTCGAGTGCTCATAGACGGCCAGTGGGTTAGTCACGATTAAACATAATTTGACATAGTTGGTTCCCCTTAAAGATTAACTGTTGGGGATTAAATGATAGGACAGGTGAGAACCTGTCAGCCAGCACGACAACAGCAGACCATAAGCGAGATGGTCATTAGCCCCGGCACCAGCTGAACTGTGCCAACGGGGAACATTCGGTGACGAAGGTAGATGATCATGTCATGTGATCAATCAGCGTTCAAACGTACATTGCGAAAGGTTGTCCCCTGAACAAAACTAGAACGGCTCCCTTGGGCTACTAGCCCTAAATAGTGGGGAACACAAACAACCGATACTCACATGTCAACCGAGGACAACCGAAGCGGCGCCCTTCCGCTTTGGGCGTCAGCGCCCTTGACCTTGACCTACGCCCTTGACCTAACATCACCACAAACCCAACAGAAAGCAACAGCCCGACATGGACCGACAACAAACCCTATTCCCTGCACCACAAAGCAAAAGCGGAAACGACGACTGGTTCACACCAAAATGGATCTTTGACATGCTTGACTTGACCTTTGACGTTGATGTTGCCTCACCGCCAGATGGAGTGCCGTGGATACCAGCCCGCCGCTTCTACACGATGGCCGACGACGGACTCGCCCAACCATGGGAAGGACTTGTCTGGATGAATCCACCATTTAGCAACGGCACACCATGGATTCATAGATTCATTGAACACGGCAACGGCATTGCACTACTCCCATTCGCAAGATCTAAATGGCTGTCAGTGATGTGGGAATCAAGCGCAACTATCCTCAACCTTCCCTCAGACCTTAAGTTCACAAAGCCAAACCTTGAAGTCATGGGAATGAACTATGGCGCATTGTTGTGGGCCATGGGCGAACAAGCACAAACGGCGCTAACGAAGCTAGGCAAAATAAGATGAGCAGATTCCACACAACCCAAGACCCGATCTACAGAGCCAACCGCAAACTACTCCTACAAGACGGCCCCGACTGTGCAATAGGACTCGACTGCTGCACCCGAATAGCAACCACAGCAGATCACATCATCGCAGTCTCCGAAGGCGGTAGCGACGACCTCGACAACCTACGGCCAGCATGCCGACCCTGCAACTCATCACTAGGAGCATCACTAGGCAACCGCCAACGATCAAAGGCATACCGAATCATTAACGACCCTGTGGACAAGTCACCAAAGATATCCACAGAGTTATCCACAGGCACAAACGACAACGCAAAACCAAAAATAGCCCGTGACCAGCACTTTCATTTTTCTGACGGAAAAACGATAGAC